TAGGAGGTTTAGTAGGTGGTGCGATTGGTACGGCTATAACTTCAGTACTAACAACAATAGGAACCTCAATGATTATTGGTGGTGTTACTGATCTTATATCTGGTCAAAATTCACCGCAAAATGTATCATCTGTTAGTGATGTTGACCCAGCAATTAGAGGATCTTATTCTTTTTCTGGCATACAAAATGTTAGTTCCAGTGGTGTTCCAATACCAATTTTATATGGGCTTGTGTTTAGCGGCTCAATTTTAATCAGTGCTGGTACTGACACCGCACAAATTAGAAAAACTGTATAAAAATGGTAAAACAAGTTGAGGGTGGAGATCAATTATTTGGCAGAAGCCCTGATGGTAGAGTTGTAGATCCTGATTTAATAGATGGTGGCCTTAGATCGAAGCAATTTGCAACGGTGCTTGATTTACTAGGATATGGTGAGATTGATTCAATATTTGATGAGGGTGGGGCTGGTACAAATACTTTTAGAAAGAATGTTTTTTTAGATAATACACCACTACAAAATTCAATCGGTGATGAAAATTTTACAAATGTAGACGTATTTTTTAAAAACGGTTCTGATAATCAAACGGCATTAAAAGAAATAAACGCAATAGAAAATACAATTCCTGTTGGGGTTGCTCTTACAAATTCACCTTTTGCAACAACAAAAACAGGGACATACACACTGGCAGGGAGTGGTGGACAAACAACAAGTATTGATGGGGTAACTGTTAACTTAGGAGCAAATCAAATGCTTGTAGGACTAACAGGTGGTGCACATGGTTATTCTCTTGGGGAGGTCATACAATGGACAAATACAACGGCTTCAGGTACAAATCAAACTGCTAAACCACAGACACAAGTAATTCTTTCTATCCCTTCATCAAGTTCATTTGTAATTAATACAACCTTTGAAGATGAATCTTTTCAAGGTGATTGTACTGTTAAAACTTCTACAGGATTATCAAGAACAATAAGTAATACTGCGGTAGATAAAGTTAGAGTAACAATTCAATTTCCATCACTGCAAGAGTTTAAAGATGATGGTGATGTTATTGGTGCTGAAGCAAAAGTTTCAGTAAGAATTACAGAGAATAATGGTACTGTCCATAATCCTGTTCAATTAGATGTAACAAACGGAAGGGCAACAAGTCCTTATATTAAAGATTTAGAGATAGATTTTGAGACCTCATTAAATTTTCCTTTGACATTAAGTGTTTTTAGAAATACAGATGATGGTACAGATACAAAATTACAAAATTCTACAAACTGGCTTTCTTATACAGAAATAAATACAGATACAAGTGCATATCAAGGTTTTGCTTATGTTGGATTAAGATTTAACGCACAGGAATTTCAAAGCTATCCAAGGCGAATGTACCGCATCAAAGGAACCAAGATCAAGGTTCCGCATGACACCACAATAGATAGCACAAATGGAAGGGTTATATATCCAGATAGTTATACATTTAACGGAACATTTAAAACAGATAAAGAATGGTGTTCAGATCCAGCATGGGTTTTGTATGACATCTTGACAACTGATAAAGGTTTTGGTGGTGGTGATGGAATTGTACAAGAAGAAAATCTAGATGTTTTTAGTTTTTATTCTGCTAGTGCTTATGCAAGTGCTTTGATAACTGATCCAATAACAAACACAACGGAACCAAGATTTAGTTGTAATGTAATTTTAAATCAGAGAAACGATGCATATACCTTAATAAATGATTTATGTGCAGTAATGAATGCCATGCCTTTTTATAGCAATGGTACTTTACAAATTTCACAGGACAGACCAACTAATACTTCAACAAATACATCTGATGCTCAATATGTATTTAATAATTCAAATGTAACTGAAGAAGGTTTTTCATATCAAAATCAAGGTTCAAGACTTAAATATACAGAAGTAGAGGTTCAATATTTTGATAATCAAACACAATCAATGGAGTATGAATTAGTAAAAGCTGAGGATATAGCTGCACTTAATTCAAGTTCTGGAGGATTAGATGCAACAACAAAATTTGGTAGGACAAGAAAAACATTAAAAGCTTTTGCCTGTACTTCTATTGGTCAAGCACATCGTCTTGCAAGATGGTTTTTATATACTAATTTACTTGAATCAGAAGTTGTTACTTTTACAACCACATTAGAAGCTGGAGTAATTGTAAGGCCAGCAACAATTATTGCAATTGCAGATTCAATGAGAGCAGGGGTTCGTAGAGGTGGTCGTATAAAAACAGGAACTTCAACTACACAAATTGTTGTAGATGATGCCAATAATACTGATTTAACAACTGAAAACTCAGCTACATTATCTGTTGTTTTATCAGATGGCTCTGTTGAAAGTAGGTCTATAAGTTCTATATCAGGAACAACTATTACTGTTTCTTCTGCATTTTCATCAATACCACAGTCAAATAGTATCTGGGCAATTGAAAATACCACAGTACAATTACAAATTTTTAAAGTTGTTTCTATTGAAGAAAAAAATAATTCTGAATATACAATTACTGCTGTTATACATGACACAAATAAATATGCTCAAGTTGAAGATACAAATGTTACTGCAAATCCAAGAACAATAACAACTTTGATAGATGAAAAACCAGCACCAAGCAACCTTTCAGCCACAGAACAAATAGTAGTTTTAAATAATAGAGCCGTATCAAAAATATTTTTATCTTGGGAATCAATTCAAGGTGTAAAAGAATATTTAGTTGAGTTTCAATATGAAAATGACAACCCAGAAAGAATAAGAGTTGCAAGACCTAGTTTTGAATTATTTGAATCAAGACTTGGTTCTTATCAATTTGCTGTTAAATCATTTAATACACTAGGAAAATTAAGTGCTGATACTTCAACATTAACTTTTTCTGCTGTTGGTAAAACGGAACTACCAGAAGATCCAAGCGGCTTAACTTTAGAACCTGTCTCAGATCAGTTTGTACGACTACGTTTTAACCCAGCCGTTGCTGTAGATGTTTTACATGGAGGCACTATTTCAGTGAGGCATACACCTTCTGTTGATAGAACAACAGCCACTTTTGCTAATTCCACAGAAATAATTCCAAAACTTGCTGGAAGCATCACAGAAACGCTAGTACCAGCTTTAAGTGGTACATATTCAATTAAATTCATAGACGATGGTGGACGTAAATCTGAAAACGCTGCAAGAGTGCTTGTTACTCAACCAGATCCACAACCTAACCAAGTTGTTCTTACAGAAAGAGAGGATACAGATTCACCACCATTTCAAGGAGAGAAAGTTAACACCTTTTATGATGCAACTTTTGATGGTTTGCTACTAGATGGAACACTTTTGATAGATGATGTATTACAAGATATTGATGACTTATCTAATATTGATTTTGCTGGCCCTATAAATTCAAGTGGGTCTTATGAATTTCAAAATAAAGTTGATTTAGAAGGAATATTTAATCTAACTCTTAAAAGAAGGTTTGTTACTACTGGTCTTTTAGTGAATGATTTGATCGATTCAAGAACAGCCCTCATAGATAGTTGGACAGATTTTGACGGTTTAAGTCCAGATGATGTAAATGCTAAATTGCTAGTTGCGACAACTAATATTGACCCTGCAACATCAACTTCAGCCACTTACGGACAGAGTGGTACTACGATTACTATTGCCAAAACCTCACATGGATATGCTGTAGGTGATTTTGTTGTAATAGATTTTACGGCTGGTAGTGCAACAGATGGTAATTATGAAATACAGACATTACTAGACGCAAACTCTTTTACAGTAACAGCAAGTGCTAGTGCGACTATATCAAGCGGTACTTCTTGTACTTATGGAGCAAACTTTACCCAGTTTAATACTTTTGCTAATGGAGAATATACAGCAAGGGGATTTAAATTTAAAACAGAACTTACATCTAATGACCCTGCCCAGAATATTAATGTTACTGAACTTGGATTTGAAGCAACTGTAAAACGTAGAACAGAAACGGTAAATACAGCTATTGCTTCTGGAACTTCTGCAAAAACAGTGACATTTGGTTCACCCTTCTTCACAGGCACAAATACTTTAAACTCATCAACGTCAGCATTTTTACCAACAATAGGAATTACACTTGAAGGTGCGGTTTCTGGTGATTATTTTAAAATTACCTCTGTTACAGGAACACAGTTTGTAATCGAGGTTAGAGATACAAGTAATAATTTCAAAGATTTAAATTTTAAATATACGGCAATCGGGTTTGGTAAAGGTAGTTAAATATGTTTATATTTAAGTTATCAACTATCATATACTAAAGAAAAGGATTAAGTAATGGCAACTCATGATTATGTATTAGCCAACGCATCAGGGGCGGCATTTCGTACAGACCTTAATAATGCTTTAGCTGCGATTGTAAGTAATAACTCAAATTCATCTGAGCCATCAACCATGTATGC